TCAAGTCACCTATCCTTGGACTGGACCGTCACCGGGCACTACTGACTCGACTGGCAACTGCATCCTATCGAACACTCAAGGCGGCCCGTACTACACGACGATCAATCACCACACTTACATTGGCGTTGGTCTCGAAGTCATCGGCGGCGGACCCGGTAACCCGCAGTTCATGGTGAACCACGCCATGCTGAATACGATCTATCTCAGCCAGCCGGGAGCATCGAAGGCTGGAATCTACGATGACAATGCGCCTTCGCCGAAAGAAGGAACGGCGACAGAAACTCTGTGGACTTATGACTCGACCAGCGCGACATTCTCATGCCTCGTGTTCACCGGGCGCACGGCCTCGAATTATACCGAGTTTCAAAACAACCCCGCATTCTCCGGCCTGAACTGTCTGGGGCAGACTTGGGCGGGAACTTCTGCTGGAGTCAGTCCGCCGACGACATGGGGCTTTCCGACCACGACTTGCGGCGTAGGCTTCGCTTACTCATGTTCCGGGAATAATGTGCCGCTAACCTTGGCCGATTGGACGCAGTATGCGCTCTCTTCAGGAAGCAATTATCATAATGTAGCCTCAGACGGAACAGACGTGGGAGCTCGGATGCAGAACATTCTGGCCGCGCAAACTCAGAACCTTTACGTTTGCTCGGGATCATGCGGCAGTCCAGGACCGTTCCCGGATTATCCGCAATCGCAACCGCCAACCGGCGTCAACGTCAACTTGCAAGGCAACGTACAACTCAAAGGCAACGTGACGATTCAATAACCCTATGAACGCTCTAGCTCTAGCCACGCAATTAACGGAAATCATGGCCGCCATTGCCGAGGAATGGCCGGATATCCCGAAAGTCACCGACCTTGACGAGATTGACGCGGACGCCAAAGGTTCAGCCTGGAACCGCGCTTACGGCCGATACTGGGGAGCCGACACGATTCTCGGACAAATCAGGAAAGGACAGAACACATGAAATCAGGAATCACCGTAGCTATCGCAATTTTTGCCATCGTCATCGCGGGCGCGCTGGCGCAGTCAATCAGCTTCACCCAGCCCACCACTCTTGCTGGGTGTCTTGCTCCGGCCGCAGGGGCGCTCATTACCTGTAACGTGGCCAACGATCCGAACAATCCGTCCGGGGAGTACATCTCAGCCAATGGGCAACCGTATTTTCTTGTGCAGTCGCAGACAACCGGGGTAACATCTTGGAACACGCGCAAAGGCGCGGTCATGCCCGCATTGGGGGATTACTCCTTTTCGCAGATCTCCGGCACAGCAACGGCTGCGCAACTTCCGGCACTCTCAGCGCTCAACGGCCAAATCACGCCAGCACAGTTGCCCACGACGATTATTTGCAATGCCGCTTTAGGGGCGAGCGGTTCGCAACTCACTGTAACACTTACTTCTTGTGTGCCGTAAGGAGGGCCAGACGTGGCCATTGAGTTTGATTTTCAGCGGGCATTTGAATCGGTCCACGAAAGACTGAATGATATTTCGAACGATCAGGCTGAAGCGCGGACTCACCTCAAGAACCTGCTCGGTAATGGGCAGCCCGGAAGAATGACAATCGTCGAAGCGGAAGTCGAGGATCTGAAGCGGTGGCGGGATGGTGCCAAGGGTTATTTGGCCGGCGCTGTGGCTGTGATCATTCTGCTGGGATGGCTTGGGCACTTTGCAATCGATTACTTTCTTCACAAATAAAAAAGGAGAAACACCCAATGAAAACTGTGACAAAGTATCTGCTCGGCTTCGTCGGTGTTGTAACCGCGGTAATGCAATCCCCAACTGTGCAAGCGGCGGTTGTCGGGTTCGTCGCCGCGCATCCTGGGATTTCGGCCTTAGTTGGCGGAGTGAGCACAATCCTTGCTCTGCTCCATAATCCGTCAGCCTCATCGTAAAGGCTTTGACTCGGCAATAACTCAAAAGGAGAAACACAATGAAGGTTAAGCTTATCGCAGTTGCTCTATCGTTCACGCTGTTCTGTACCGCCTGTTCTGCCGCATGGATTTCGACGCTCGATTCCATTCTCGCAGCGGGGGCGCCGGCGCTCATTGACATCCTGCAGATTGTGGCTGTGGCCAACGGTCAGCCGTTCAATCAAACCTTGGCAACGAAGATCGATACCGACGCTGCGAACTTGAAGCAGATCGCTGCAAGTTTCGCGTCCGATCCGTCCGGCAACGCCTGCCAGGAGCTCAATGAATACGTTGCCACCTATCAAGGGGATCTACAACTGGTCGAACAGGTCACGCAGGTCACTAACCCGCAGACTCAGCAAAAGATACTGCTGTTGACCACGCTGGTGGCTGGGACTATCGATGCGATTACGGCGGTCATCCCATCGTGCTCAAGCACGGCGAATGTGAAAATGGTGAACCTGACAGTCCCTCCGCCGAACCTGCGCAATTTCGTGACGTCTTACAACTCGGTCTTGGTCGCGAAGACCGGATACGCAGTAGTGGATGCCAAAACAGCGCATCTCAGAATTCACGAGCACTCGAAGTTTTGGCGGTACACGACTCTCGGGTTGCTGAAGTAGAAGTGTCATGCAGAGATTGGGTGCGAACGGCTTTCACAAGTGCGGCATCTGCGGCATGCCCGGCCATCAAGCTGGAGAATGTCCGCTGGCAACGCACTACCATGCGCAAGCCGTTCGCGCAGTCCTTGCTGGGAAAGCCACTCCAGACGACATCCGGGAAGCTTACCGGCCCGTAGCGAAGCGTGAAGGTGTGAGAACGTAGGAGGGTTTTTATGGCTGCGATGAACCCCAAAGTAACGAACATCCCAATCGGTGCCAAGGGTGGCCCGATGAAGAATATCGTCTTGACGATCATGGCGTCGAAGGTGGTGATCTCGGAAGATCCCAGCTATAACGGCGGCCAACTCCAAGGTCTGACCGGCTACTATATCGACACCCAACCTCCGCAGCAAGTCGTGCCAATCGAGCCTGGCGGCGCTGCGCCCCCGAATGCCTCGCCGGCTACTCTTCAGGTGTGGCTGCCGAACACGAACGGCCAAGTCGGACGCGCCTTCGAGCCTATCATTTTTGGTGGCTCGGATGGCCGCGTGCATGGTGGTGAAGGTGATTATGTCGGAGGAACGGGAACCGTGATCCTTCAACTGACCACGAACTCCGAAAACGCGGGTGGCATCATCATGGAAGAATGGCCTTAAAGATGAAATGGCCTTGGGTCTCTCGCTATCGTTTGGAGTTTGTCGAAGGACAACTCCGCGCTTCAGAAGCCGAACGCCTGCGGCTGCAGGAGATGCTGCTCGCGGCGCACGCTCCTGCACCCAGCAAGACTGAAGCTGTGCCGCCAAAGTCTCAGTCTGGAGCGGAGGCAGAAACGGAAGCACGGAGCAAAGTGCTTCCGTTTACTCCCTTTGATCGTATTGAGCAGCGCGCAGCCGCAGCATTACAAAATGGCGAGATACCGCCGAAATTCAAAGCAGGAATTCATTAACGATGGCTACTGCAGTGATGTCGATGACGGATATTGACCCGATCTCGGGAAACCTCCCGCCCGGTGTGTTTCAAAATCCAGCCGCACAATACGCCGAACCCAGTAGCCAGAATCCCTCCCAGGTCGACCCAAACGATCAAAACTTCTCGACGAACGGCGTCTCTGACGCAGACCAGAAGATGCTGGTCGACATCATCACCGAGTACCGAGACAGTTGGGCTCAGGACCGTTTAATCCGTATTCGGCAATGGATGTTGAATCTCTTCTACTGGCGCGGGATTCAGGTGCTTCAGTGGGATAACGCCACAAACTGCTGGTACGACGCGCTCGCCTGGTCACGCAGCCAAGGTGCCCAGGATTCTGGCGAAGATACCGACCTTGAGCGCTGGATCAATCCACTGACTCTGATGTTTGGCAACGTCTTCAGCGGCGTGATGAGCCAGGAAGTTCCAAAGACGGTAGTCAAGCCGCAAAATGCCGATCCGAACCTCCAAGACACTGTAACCGCCAAAGCCGCGGTTGAAGCCATCCGCATCATCGAACGCAAAAACAATATGTCCTGGATGGCGTATTCAATCTTTGAAATGCTCTACCTCTTCGGTTCGTACTTCCGCTACACGCGCGCGGTAATCGATGGCGATATGTTCGGCTACGATGAGGAGCCAATTTTCGAGGATCTGGAAATCCAGACCGGTCCACACTACAAATGCCCACAGTGTGGCACCGAGACGCCGGCAACTTCGCCTGATGGCATGGAATGCCCCTCCTGTGGTGCTTGGATGGGCCAGGAGAGCTATTACGCTGCGGGCGAAGGCAACCGGATGAGCATGAAAATGGCGGGGACGAAAAAGACTCCGCGCGCCGGCGTCAAATGGACGTTGATTTCTCCGCTGGAATTCGATGTGGCTCCGACGGCGAAAGGACGATGCCCGCTGAAGCAAACTCCGATCGCCGCTTGGGACACGGAAATCGATCTCGGCGAAGCGTTTCAAATGTTCCCAAAGTTCAGAGACAGAATTGTTGCTGGCTCTGTCGCCACAACAACCTCGATAGCGAACGTCGAGAAACTCGCCCGCCAGGATGCAGTAAGCGCTTTAGGAGGCGCGACGGCTGATATCAGCCTTACGAACCCGACCTATTCGCGTGTCTGGATGCAGCCCATGTCCTACTACAAGAAAATGGACTGGGGCTTCGCAGATCGAATGATGAAGCAGTTCCCCGAGGGCTTGCTGATTTCGATGATTGGGGAAGTAGTGGTCGACATCCGGCCAGCAAATCTGCTGAAAGAAATCAGCCATGACGCTCTGTACGCGAACCAAGGCGTCTACTGCAACGCCCTCGCAAACACTGCTGTAAGCTTCAATGCGCGCTTTAACCGGGCAATGTGGATTCTCGATGACTGGGCGGCACGCGCTTCAACTGGACACAATTTCGTTGATGGCGGCCGAGTCGACAGCGAGAAGATGAGCGGGAAGCAATTGGTGCCGGGAACTCTGACCGCATTGCCGCGGCGGATCAACGGCGAAGCGTGGCTCTCGATTCAAGATGTCATGGCACACTTCGACATGCCCATTAACCCCGCCTTATGGGGCTATCCCCAGATGCTGATGACCTTCTGTGAGCTGATCATCGGAATCCCGCGGCAGATTGCTGGTCAAGGGACTCAGCATGACGTTGACACTCTCGGTGGCCAGCAATTGATGATTGACCGCGCGCAAACGACTCTGAAGCCGTATTTCAAAGGCGCAGGCTACGAGCATGCGACGGCCAGCCAGAACGCGATCGAATGTCTCCAGGCTTTGATGAAAACCGGCGCAATCAGTGAAATCAGGGAAGTTGTTGAAACGAATGGTGGCGCCTTCCAGAACAACGAAGTCAAGTGGAACGAGATGCAGGGTAACGTGGAATTCGCGTATGACGAAGACCAGGAACTGCCGGTCTCGCCAGAAGACCTGAGAACATCAATCACAGCCATGTGGGAAGCCTTCACGCAAGGCAATGCGGCGGCAATCGAGTGGTTCGGAATACCAGAAAATCAGGATCTGGCGCTCAATACCATGCTGCCGGGCTCGGTCGTTCCCGATGAAGCGCAGCGGTTGAAGACTGAGGCCGACATTCAAACCATCTGCGACGAAGGGCCACAGGTCAAAATGAACCGTGATGGCAGTATCGGGAGCGATTTGCCAGTGCATCCGTCGAAGGCAGAGAACTTCGTAGTAGCGAAGCAGGTTGTTCAGCGCTACATCCTGAAGAACTTCCAATTGCGCACGGACGAACCGACGACCTGGATTTTGCTACATTCGTATTGGGAAGAGTTGAAAGATATGGAAACCCAGGTTG